ACTCATTTCTATTTAGTTTTTTTCAGTTCATCTACTGTGATTGATTTAAAGAACTTCAACATATCAATTCCTAAAGCCTTTACCGCGTCTTTTTGGAACTCTTTAGCGAACTCTGTTCTAGCGTCATCATAAAAGTTTGTTGGTCTAATACCAAACTCTTTAATTGTTTTTGATATTGCGAAGGCAGTTCCTTTAATACTAAACTTTTGGAACTTACCTGTCTTTTGATTTTTATTGAAACCTTTGGCTCTAATCCATTCCATTAGTGGTTTGTATGGGACATATTTACCTGGCTCTCTACCATCATTTACATTCTTCCAATAGTTCAACATCATCACTCTAATTTGATTTGATGCTGGGTCAAAAGATACTTTGATTGAATTGTATAATGAACCTGTTTTAACCTTCATATTTCTTATACCCTGAAACTTTGATTTTCTTGAACCATTATAACCTGGTGCGTATGGGTATGGTTCTGCCAGTTGTCGTTTAAGGTTCTCCTCAAACTTTTCTGCCAGTTCGGTCATCACTCGGTTATATGCGTCTAAAGGTATATTTGGTTCTGCCATTATTCACTAACTCCATCACTATTATTATCGCAAGGTGGAAACTCTGCGTAAGGTGCGATACATCTGTTTATTGCGTCAGGGACTCTAATTCTAATCTTACCCGCCCAACCTGCTACATAGTCATCGTAAGCTTCCTCAAATGGTGTCATCTCAATAGGGTAGTCTATATCAAGATTACAATAACATTCCATTCCTGTTGCATATTTTAATTGAGCTATTACATCTTTAAGAATATCAAGTGTATCACTCGTTGTGTCAATTTGATTGTCAAACTCTTTGGTATTCATAATATCCATAATCAAGATATTAAAGTCATATACTGTCTCTCTACCATCAGTTGAAGCACTATCAGTTATTACCCACATTAAAGGGTAATATGGTGCTCTTCTTGGTTCATTATTCAATTTTAATCTTGACTCCGTGTCATAGATAAGTTGTTCTATTGAACCCTGACCCCACGATTGTATTTGTTCGTGATATTCTCCTAATTGACGGAGTAAATCTAAAATCTTTTTGTAGTTATAATAACCGACGCCGTTGCTCATATTATTTATATTTGTTTGTCATCGCCATTCGTTGTTGTTCCCTATTCCTTATCTCACCGATGTCCTTTTGATATGATAAATAGTTTAACACGAATACTAATGGGTATTTTGTTATTTCTTCAATTTTTGTAATATCTTCGCTCGCCAAAGATACAAGCGTCCCAAACCAACCCCAAAACCTATTAAAACTGATAATTTCACGGACAGCCATATCATCTTCATCACCAGTTTCGTCTGTAGCCAGAAAGAGCCCCTCAAACCTCCTCGTAATATTTTGTCTAAACGCAAAAAAAAAGTGGTTGCCCCATTTAAGTATCTCACAGGAAGCTTCTTAAACTCTTCAGCTTTGAGTTGTATTTTATTGGAATTATATGGTAAGTAATTTCCGTTGTCATCAACCTCTCTGTATAACATAGCCATCAACAAATGCATTTCTCTTTTCTTTTCTGCGGGGGTCTTTGTTAGGAATGTGTCTATGTCTATGAACTCACCAAATGTTAGATTCGGTAAATCTATGAACTTATATTTCTTTCCGTTAAACTCAAAATCATTCTTGAACTCATTAGATTTCTCCATCAAAAATGTTGATAACTCTGTGGTTGCTCTTACAACCTCAATAGCATCTGCATTTTCAATTTCTTCTTCTGTAAGTCCTGTAATCATAGACATCAGTTTAATACTAAACTCACGCTCGTCAGTCCATTCTTGTAATGCAATTATTTTAGCCCAATTTTCTATTGTGGGTTCTTCTATTTGGTATGATTTACCTTTATACTTTAATTCCATAATCTATAATAAAATATCTTTAATTTATTTTTTATACACAACTTTACCTAACAACATACTTACCAAAGTTTATCTTTTTCTTGAGACAATCATTCGCAAGTGCTAGAGACATTACCATATCATCGTGAAACCCATTAGGAGCTCCATATTTCACCCTTCTTGACTTGGGTGAGTATTCGTATGTAAAAACAGATAACTCCTTGTATAGGTCTGTATTGAGTTCCTGTGATGGTAATTTAATCTTGTTTTCATTTAACCCCAATATTAGTTCTTCAATTATATTTTGTTTAGAATCATTAGTTGTTGTAAATGGTTCAATATTTGAGTATTGTTTTCTTATCTGTTCGTATATGGGGTCTCCTATACCATTCACCTCCACATTACATCTTGCGTTGAAATCTCTTAAATGTTTAACTACCTCACTAACAATTATGTTCCAACTATTCTGTCTTTCACGATAGATTTTTACTACTTCACCTTTTGAGTTTAGTATGGTTAGAACTGTGTAGTCATTAGCCCTACCAATATCCAATCCTGCGTAATATCTATCTTCACTATTTTTATTTGGGTATTCTGTTAAAATACAATTTATATTTAAGTTTGAGAATACCTCACCTGAACCTTCTAAAAACTCTGCTAGTATTTCCTGACGATAGATACTATCAGGTAAAGACATCTTTGCTTCAAGTAATTCTTGTTCGGTTATAAATGGTGAGTCAAATGATGAACCCTTAAATGTTTTGTATTGTATGTAATCTTCACTATCACCTCTTAAAGCCATTTCATAAAACCAATTACGACCACGAGGTGTTGATAAAAATAAAATCTTCTTACCTTTGACTAATACTGTCGCTCTTAAAACTTGATTCCATACTGTGTCTCTTATGTATGCGGCCTCATCTACTACAAGATAATCTAAAGTATTACCTCTTAAATTATCCTCTCGTTCTGCTGACCTAAAATAGATTATTGAACCATTTATAAATGTGATTGTAAGCTCACTTTTATTTACTGATTTTGTGAGTGATGTATTTGATAATAGATTAGATAGTTCTTGGAATACCTTTTTACTTTGTCCGTAGATTGGTGCTAACCACATACTTATAGAGGCCTCATCTTCTAACGCCCATTTAAGTAAAACATTCATAGCCATAAAACTTTTACCCCACTGCCTTCCTACAGACGCGATGATATATTTTGTCTTATCATCTAAACAAATGTCTATAAGTTCTTGTTGTTTCTTGTGAGGGGTAAATCCCTGAACCTCAATAAGTTTATTCACTCGGTTCGCCGAAGTTTAATTTGATTGATGTTCCACGAACTTCAACTTTATCAGGTTCATTTAAGCCCTGTAGTTTAGCAAGGTCATTTAATGATTGTCTAGCATTTGTAAGGTCTCTCTGTTCTATTGCTTGTGCATAAATGTCCCAATACTTTTGTGTATGTTTTAAGATTAGTTTGTCTTTCTCTAACTCAAACTTTTTCTTTATAACATTCCAACAAGACAACCAATATTCGTTCGCCTGTGGTTTGGATATGTCCTTACCTTTACAATATTCAACATACTCTGTGTATGATAAATGATTATCCATAATTTCTCTTATAGATTGGTTGATAAAATATCTTCTTTCTATTTGAGTCATTCTTGGTTTATGAGAACCTTTTGGACGACCTGGTGGTCTCTTATAAGGGTCTTGTGGTATATCTTCGTCTTCTATGTAGTTTTCCATATTGTTTCTTTTGTTTCTCCTGATGTTTGTTTATATCGTTCAAGTGCTTCTTCATAAATCTTTTTCTTTATAGCTTCAATAGCTACGATGTCAGCTTTTGCTTGAACTCTTCTTTTTTCAATTCTTTTGTTGTGGGTTTTATCCCCACCTCTTCTTTTACTTTTACCCATAGTATTTTATGAATTAAATTATTTAATTTATTCTTTTTTTAATTCTAAATAAATTATTCTATAAATAAATACGGGGCGAATTGTAAAAAATCACAACTCAACCCCGTAAAACTAAAATGGGAGTCAATTTTAGTTGTATAGTGTATTATATTTTATCTTTAATCTTTTGGCTAGATTTACGAAACATTTACCACAGCCTGGTTGTTTTTTCTCATTAAAAACTCTGTTATAAAAATTATAAACATATTCTGTTTCTTGTTTTGTTAGTCCATACTTGTCTAGTATAGGTAATACTCTATCAAACTCTTCTTTGGTAAATGGTCTTGTTTCCATCGTCATTTCTTTTGGTTTCTTACAGGTTTCGCAAGGTTGTTTAACAGTATTCATAATTCCATCTTTTTCTGTGTCTTATTGAGTTTATGTGCTTTCTTGATACACCATATAGTTTTCCTATTTCAGTATCTGTTAGTGATGTTCCTGCACATAGGATTCTAATTTGTCTTACTTTCTTTACGCTTAATTTAATTTGTGCCATCTTGATAATCTATCCATTTTTTATTTAACCACACCTTCATTTCCTTTATGGTGTTTCTTATTGAATATTTTGGTATTTGTGTCTTTTGATGTATTGTCTCAATCCTTTTGTGTTCTATGTATAAATTGAATATTCCATAGTTATACCAAAAGTTTTTATTTAAGTTTAATTCTGTTTCTAATGTTTGTTTAACCCATTCCATACTTGGTGTTTCATAGTATTCATCATCTTTAACTTCTATTGCTGAATTGAACTCCTCGTATTTGTATCTGTTGTATGTTCTTTGGAATAAAGAATTGTTAGAATAAAATTGATTCTTTGCTGCTCTTACAAAAAAGAATACCTGGTCTTTTTGAGACAAGGTATTATAAGTTTTATTTTGTCCTAATTGGAGTAATACATCGTGCAGTAAGTCATCAGCTTTGTCATCATTTTTGGTGATTTTTCTAACTATCTGTTGGTATTTTTTATATTGCTCCTCCATACTAATTTGTCCCAACTACCTCTTTTGATTACGCTTGTGATATAGTTTGATGGTATATCATACTTCTTCATTATATCCCAAGTGCTCCATACTCCAGCTCTGTAGTTGCTGATGATTTCCATTTTTATTCCATCAGTAAGATTATACTTATTCGTGTTCTTATAAATAGTTCGGTTCTTATGATTCTCCAAATTACTTACACATCTCAAGTTAGATAGGTTGTTATTTAACTTGTTTCTATCTATGTGGTCTATTGTCATACCACAGGCACAATCGTTGAATGATTCCCATACAAGACGGGCAACCTTCTTTGTGTATTTCTTTTTATTGGAGAAGATGGATACAATTTGATATGGTCTATTCATATCAATATCTCTTTGTTTTAGGACATCTCCTGTCTTTGCTCTACGGATAAGTCCCGTGTTGCTTGCTTCGTAATTTGGAAAGCTTGGTATTACTCTCCATTCAATTTGTTCGTTCATATTATTATTATTTTCCATCACCGATGGCTTGGCAATATTCTTCATATTCTGCCTGTTTATTTTTTAACCATAATTCATATTCACCATCTAACATCAAATCAAAATCTTCGCTTGATAGATAAGTGTTAAATCCTTGTATTAGTTCTTCTTGTGCCTTATTGTCTTCCTCTTCAATCTTGCTGAAGTAGTATTCTTTTAACTTTCCCATTTTAGAAATTATTATATGTGTTGATTTGTTCTAATTGAAGATAGGTTAGTCCTTCACAATATGGGCCTACAGTATT